ATATAGCAATAAAAAGAAACCTGATAACATAGGTTCTAAACTAAAAGAAACAGTGTTACCGATAAAAAATGATAAGACTAAAGCTAAGTCTAATTTTCTTTCTGGTGTCACTCAGGTCTCTAAGTTGCCAGAAGATTCTCCAATTAGAGAATATCTAAGAAATAGAAAAATCCCAGATTCAATGTACAATAGGATTGGTGTAGTTCAAGATTTCTCATCTTATTACAATTCTCTGAACAATAGTAATACAACAAATAAATCTAATCATAGACCTAGGATTGTGTTTCCGTATTTCGATGAGAACAATAGACCATTCATGGCTGCCTGTAGAACACTACCTGGTGATTCATCCACAAAGTACATGTATGTATTCCCAGATAAAAGTTCAATGCCAGAACATAGAGTCTATGGCCTATGGAAATTGAACACTAAACGTCCAATTTTAGTAACAGAGGGTCAGATAGATTCTTTGTTCTTAGAAAATGCTATCTCTATAGGTGGAACAAACTACACCAAAAGCCAATTCTTACTGAATCACAAAGATAAGGTGATCATTGTTCCAGATAATGACTGGATCAATAATCGTGAAGTACGAAAATCTCTTATCTCTGCTGTTCAGGTTGGATTCAGTGTTTCATTCTTACCAAAGAGTGATAGATTTAAAGATATCAATGATTACATCATTGGTGGAACAGATAGTAAATATCTAGAGAATTACTTGTTATCGAATCCCATGTCAGGTACTAAAGCCCTGGCATTCATAAAAATGACTCCAAAACTCCTATGAATAAATTGATCAAAGTTGGTGCTAAGTGGTGCGGTCCATGCAAGATGATGGAAGCAAAGTTAGAATCTATAGATTCAGACCTTGTTACAAATATTGTCAATATTGATATTGATTCCTCTGAAGGGAAAGAATTTTCATCAAAACATCAAATCAGATCAATCCCAGTTCTGATGATCCAAGATTCTCAAGGGAATGTTCTGGATAGACTTCCACCATCAACACAACAACCATCGATCGATGTTCTGAAGTCTTTCATATCGAAATATGAACTGGCTACACAATGACCTTAGAAGCCTTAGAATCGACTGGGTGGGTGTATCAAGGTGTACACATTACTGAACCGCCAGAAGGGGCTGTAGGCTTTATCTATCGTATCTCTGATACCATAACTGGAAAGAAATACATAGGTAAGAAGCTATTTCAGTTCAAACGAACAAAAACTGTATCTGGGAAAAAGAAGAAGGTCACTATAGAATCGGATTGGAAATCCTATTATGGTTCTAATAAGGTTCTACTAGAAGATGTAAAGATTCATGGAGAATCCAGATTCACCAGAGAAATCATCAAGATGTGTTATAGTAAGACTGAATGTAACTATGAGGAAACTAGATCTATCATAGAGGCCCGTGCTCTATTCACAAATGAGTATTACAATGACTGGGTGACCTTTAAGGTAACCAGGAAGCACATCGAATCAGCCCTGAAAAAGAATCAATTCTAGATGAACTTTTATTCTTACTTGTGATAAAATTCAATCATCTTAACTCAATTAGATACAAGAATGACTTCTTTACTATTGCCAGACTCTATCAATGAATCATCTATCATCGAATGTTCAAAATTAGATGAACCGTTGTTCCGGACATTCGTTACAATCTTATCTAGTACGAGAGATATCATCAATAAGAAACTATCCATTCTATTAGAATCTCCTGGTGGAGATGAAACACCAGAATTCAATGAATTCTCTAATGAATGGCGCTATGTAGATCGTCTTTACAATATTGCAACAGCCATTAAATCTCTATGATTAAACATCTATGAACCTATACGATCCAGATAAACTACATGATTACATTGCCCAGAAGATTGTGCCTGGGTTAGTCTTTACATCTAAGATTGAATTTTCAGAATTCATCGAATCTCTTAGTCTAGATACAAATTCTCCAGTCTTTGATCTTCTTGTACTTTATACTGAAATGGTCGGATGCGAATATGAAGATGTAGCTAAATTATTGACTGATAATCTTAAGTTGAAGATTAAAGAATACATCATCCAATCTGGTGGAGAATTCAATTTGAAATTGGATAAATCAGAAAAGTTTAATATCTCATTGTAAATCATGAAAAATACTAAACAGATTCCAAACCTTGACCGAATGGCTCGTAAGGCTAATATCCAAGAACGACTTCGTCTTCGCGATAAGAAAAATTCTGAGTACAATCTCTATCACATGGGGGATGAAGATGAAGATGATCTCCCACTAGACAATTCAGAAGAATTGAAATCTGGTGAGGATATTTGATAAGATATCAAGTGTGATTTTGAATTCATCGTTATATTTTGGGTAGATCCCACAACTTAGGAGCAATGCTCTATTAACTAGGAGGACTATATGTCTTTTACTCTTTCAGATCTCAAGAAAATTAAATCTAACCAAGGTGGTTTGGAAAAACTATCTGCAGCTATGAACACCAAGTCTTATCAAAACGAAGATGATGGATTCTTCAAATTGGAGCGAGATAAGGTTGGAAATGGAAGTGCGGTGATTCGCTTCCTTCCTAAGACTGATGCCGATGAATTGCCTATGGTATCCATCTATGAACACGCCTTTAAGGGCCCCACTGGTCGTTGGTACATCGAGAAATCTCTTACTACACTAGGTAAACCAGACCCCATTTCTGAAGATAACCGCCGCCTTTGGGCAACTAAGAATGAAGCTGATCAGGCGACAGCTCGGGCCCACAAGCGCCAACAGAAGTGGATTTCAAATATCCTGGTGATTTCTAATCCAGCCAACCCAGAACTTGAAGGTAAAGTGATGCCTTATAAGTTCGGTAAATCTATCTATGATATGATCGTAGAGGCCACCAAGGAAGATCCGTTGGATGAGGATAAGAAAGCATTCAACCCATTCTGTCCTTTTAGTGGCGCTGATTTCAAATTGCGAATTCGACAAGATGATAAATTCGCCTCATACGATAAATCTGGATTTAAGCCACCCGCCGCTATGGAAGGTGGGGATGAGGAAAAGATCCTTGAGGTGATGAATTCTATGCAGCCATTGAATCAGTACATTGCTCCAGAGAAATTCAAATCATATGAAGCATTGCAATCCAAGTTCAATTCTGTGATGGGTCTGGATGAGCCTGTATCTCATTCTAAGACTATTGACGATATCCCAGTAGCACCACCTTCTGTTGGGAAAACTGTTTCTGCACCAGCGGTGAAGGTTAATGCACCAGAAATTAAGGCTAGTGAGCAGAAGGTATCAATGGATTCTGATGATGATATTGAATCTTACTTCAAGTCTCTAGCCTGATCAGAATATGTATCTCAGGGACTCAGTTCTTCGGAATGATGGTTCCTGATTTCTTATATCTGGTCTAACAAAAGTTGAGTTGTTGATCACAGTTGTGGGGGATACATTTGTATCCCCCTTTTTTGTTTCAGCTGCAGCAGCTTTTGCCGTTTCCACTTCTTTTTTAATATCTGTAGCTTCTTTAGTATCAGCTGCGGTTTTGATTTGTGTGTTTGTATTTGCCGTTGCTTTTGTTGCGTTTTTATCTATACTAGTATCAACCTTAGCTTTATCTATCTCTTCTTTTGCTTTCTGGAATTTCTCAGTTTCTTCCTTTCTGGCTGCCATCTTAGCTTTCCAAGCGGGATCATTCTGACGAGCCTTCAGTTCTTCAGTCTGTCGGTCAAATTCTTTCTGAGCATCATTTTTACCAAATAGCCACTCCGCACCTTTAGCTAACTTTGAAGTACCATCATCATCTCTAGCTATAGTATGATCGATGATTGTACCAATACCAGCGCCAGCTGCACCTGCAGCCAATAGAGCAGCAGCTGGACCAGCCATAGACGCTATACCTACAGCACCTTCAGCGGCGGTGCCACCTTCTACAGCCTCTCCAACTGTAGTCAATTTCTGTAGATTTTTTGGTAGAAATTTCTTTAGCTTATCAGTGAGTTTATTCTTTAGTTTATCTTTTAGAGAATTGGGGTTCTCTTTCTCTTCTTTAATATCTGTGGATGATTCATCTTTACTCATAGAAGAATCTTTACCATCATGACTCTTCTCAAACTTATCTAGTGCACCTTCTTTATTCGCTTCACCAACCTTTTCGGCTTCTTCTGCACTAACACCAGTATTCTTTGCAATCTCTTTTAGTAATTCAGTCTGTTTTGATTCTGCACTTGATTCATTTGTCTCTTGACTAATAGGAGTGGTATCTTTATCTTTAGACAATTGTAGTCTATCATTTGGACCCCCTTTTTCTACAATGTTTCCGGATGCTACATGTATTGCTCTATTTGCTCTGGCGTGTTTGTCTCTATCGGCTTTACCTAATTCAAAATCAATACCAGTTTCATCAGAAATCTCATCTAATTCTCTCTGATTTTCTCTTACTTCATGTTTAATTTTCTGTGATTCTCTATTTGAAGCTAAAAATGTCTTCAGCTTATCTTTAGTTCTCTTCTCTATCTCAGCTGTAGACAATTTTTCTTTATTTGCTTTACCATCCTTGATAACTTCTTCTTTGAACTTGTCCCCGAGAGCAGATTTCATAAGGACATTGGCGTGTTTCTCATCTTTCTTCTTTAGTGCATCTTTATGGAGTTTTTCTTCAATTCCACCAGTTATCGTACCAAGCACTGCTGACCCGACTTTCCCGAATTTATTACCAACAAATCCTTCTAGACCACCAAGAGCAGCACCAGCTAATCCTATTTCAGAAATACCTTTGATCCTGCCCTTCAGTGAATTTCCGATACTAGATCTAGTTTTTTTCCTCTTCTCTCGATCGGCCACTGTTCCTCCGATTGATCTAGATATTCTATAGGCAGACTTTCCTTCTTTTTCATCAATATCATATGAATGATCTATTTCAGATGAATAGTCAGAACCACCCCTTCTGGATGATTTTTGTCTATCCTCTTTATCTCTTGCTCTTTCGTCCCTGTCACCTTTCATATCATCTATCAAAACACCAACCTTACTCATGAGTTGAGTAATAGCACTATTCTCTTCTAGCTTCTCACTAGATGGATGTTTAGAATTTAGAGATTCAGCCTCTTCACCTATTGATTCTTTCGTCCCGCCAATTTCTCCAATTCTTTGTGATAGATCTAGAATAGCATCAGTCATTCTCTTGAATGACTTTTCTAGATTTTTCTGTGAATTCTTTATATCAGTCTCATTCTTATTGACTGATTGTGTAAATGAATTCACTGCATTTACCATATCATCTGAACTGAATCCACTTTTGCCAGAAGATTCATTCATGGACAATATCAACTTGTCCATCTTATCGTTCAATTGAGAAATCCCATTAGAAACAGGGTCATTCTTCTGACCTATAGTTCGGTCATATATACTTGGTGACCTAGGTATAGGCTGATTAGAAGATGATTGTTGATTCTGATTATCCATGTTTATCTACTTTTATTCTTGTTATTCTTTTCTTCTATGTAAGAATTCAATAGAGAAATGTAGATCTCTCTTTCATAAGGTAACATGTTATCTAGCTCTGTCAGACTGTATTTGAAATCCATGTTCAACCTAAAATTTGTGGAGTAGTGGTTGAACAGATTGTCATGACAGAGCAGAATTAGAAAAAATTGGCAATTCCTTTTAGTGTCTTGTTAGTCTCTGTTCCACATTTTTTACATTTACACTTCAGATCAATGGCAGCCTCTGGTGGAGAAAACACATAATCCAAGATCTTGTCTCTTACATCAACTGGGAGGTCTGATATGAAATTGATCTTATCATCTCGTTCTTCAGATTCAAAATCGATAACCATATCACCATCATAGACTTCTCTGATCGAGAACAACAGTGCTGCGATTTGAGTATCCCATTCCATCTCAATTTTATCGATCACGGCAGCCTCAATAACTGTTGGGTGGGTGACCTTTAGTCCCCTAGTCGGAGTTATCTTTATGATAAGTGGTTCACTTTTCTTGTCTACATATACAGTATCTAAATCAACCAGGACTACATTCTTCTCTTTGCATTCATCATTAGAACATTCCATCACCAATCTAGACTGTTCACCTACAGATTTAGATCTGATCTTTGTGTACAGATATTCCAGATCATATGTAGTAAACCCTTCTATCTTCTTCCCTTTCTCCATCGATTCTGTGCAACTATGGACAATCTGATCTACTGTAGTAATCATAGTGTCTTTATTGCCAGATTCTTCTGCCATGAGAAGTGATCTCTCATCTCCAACATTATAGCCCCTAAATCTGATTTTCAGTCCAGTACTAGGGATTTTTGTATTGAACCAAGTTGTGATTGGTTTCAGATTAGCTAATTTACTCATGGTCTATAGTTCCACTTCCATTCATATTGTTGAGTATTGCATTCAGTTCTTTAGTTGTCCCAACGAACACCGCAGTCTGGTTGATTGTATTTCCGCCCTGATTCTGTCCACCAGATTTCTGTTGATCTCTCTTGTTCTTTATTCTTTCTATCTTTTCTACAGTATCAATAACCTGAAGGTTAATATCAGCTACAGACTTTATCATATTAGCTAACACTTCAAAATCTCTAGCAGATTCAGTAGATTCGGCTATAGAAGATAATGACTTGATGGCCTCATTTCCACTATCAATCAGACCAGAGAAATTCTCGATGACCTTCTTTTCTATCCCATCCAACTTATTGTCTAAATTACTCTGGTCTAGTGGGATCACGCTAGGTGTAGATACAGTGTAATTTTGTGTAACAGATGGACTTGGGACAATGTCAAATACATCATTTAGGGTTTGTCTATTGTCCATGATCAGAAGAACGATGATATGAAATTAGAAGCACTTGGTGTGTTTAGTGCAAGAGATTGGAACGGTGTAGAAGACAGTGCTACCACTTTAGGAGTCCCTATTGTTGGTAATGCAGATGCACTAGAGAAATAACCGGTAGCGGCTATACTAGATTGGATAGGACCTAATGATCTCATAGAGGTATTTAATGCACCACTGATTGCAGTCTGGTAAGCAGTTGAACCAGCTGCACCAGAATTCAGTGTGCCCGGTACAGTCGTGAATGAATTCAGTGTAGATAAACTAGCAGAGATACCAGAATTAGATGCACTAACTCTCGTTGCTAGTGTAGCTATAGATTGTGTATTTCCAGATGAATCTACAAATGTTGGGCTATATCTAGAAGCATATGAATTCAGTGATGCTGATAGATTAGTATTAGAATCTATCATTCTCTGTAGACTGGCCGTGATATTGGTGTGTACTAGAGAATGATCTATTGGTTGCCCTAACGAAGAAGCAGATAGAACTCCACTTAGAGATGAATTCAATCCAGATAGGGAAGATTGTAGTGCTCCAGAGAATGATCCAAACGAGGAGATCATCGATGAATCTAGTGGATTACCGTTAACTAACGGTAGAGATAAACTACTGGAATTGATCATTGATGCAATGTCACAGGAATTGCTTAGTGTATCTAGATAAGAATTCATAGGAGAATCACCACCAGAGAAATCAATATAGGCTGCAGATTGATCATTCTGATCTGGTAGACTATTTTGTATGATATTATTTGATCCCTGATACATTGGAGTCTGGGGGTTCTGTGGTGGAACATCAGTAGATTGTGATGCAGTTAGATTATCCTCAAACCACTTGTATGCTAATGTTACAGTTAGACTTAAATGATTATTGAGAGCATGTCCCAATGAGAATGAACTGATAGTCTTAGGCCAGCATTCCTTCAGTGTTATCTTCCTGAGCTTGTTGATATTTGAAGAATCTTCTGCTCTGGTGAGAATGGACAATTCTATATCTCTGACATAACTACTGTAATAGTTAGCCTTTCTGCTTTTTGTATTGTAGACCTGATTATGCCATTTATTGAATTCATCTAATACTTGGAGCCCAGAATCACAAATGAATGAGAGACTGATCTCGTCATATGAAATAGTACCGGTTGGGAATATCCTATGTTCACCGAAGATGTTCACCGCAGCAGAATCTACAGTTTTCCCAGGCCATTGGATGGCATCACATAGGAGTGACAT